GTGGCCAAGGGCTTTGTAAAGGTCCTTGCGGATCTGCAGAGCGCTGGATTTGTGGACGGTCGCAGTCATGCCGAGCGAATGCTCGATCTGATCGAGGCTGCGCTCGAAAAGCGTATTCCCAAGGATCAGCAGAGTTACGAAATTGACGGCATGCGCCTCGACCGTATTCCGATCGAGCGTCTCGAGGCCCTGCGCACGCGTTACCGCCGAGAGGTGGCCAGCGCCAGACGTAAGGGCTCGCCGTTCGGTCGCTATATTCGCGTGAGGTTACGGTAATGGGGTTTTTCAGTGCTTTGCTGGGCCTGCGCGTGCGGCCTGCGGCTGCAGCGCCGCGCGCAGAGCCAGCCCTTGGCCTTGACGTCGCGGCTTCACCTGGTCGGCAACGATCGTTTCAGATGGCACGCCACGGGCGGTTAACGTCGAGCTGGACGGGCCGCACCGCTTACGGTGATGCAAACCAACAGATTTACGCTGACCACGTTGCATTGACGGCCAGAGCTCGCGAGCAGTCGATTAACAACGGCTACGCCAAGCGTTTTTACCGCCTGCTAAAGCAGAACATCGTCGGTTCGAAGGGCGTTCAGCTCATGTCGAAAGCCGTATTGCCTGACGGCAAGCCTGACAGGGCGACCCGTCGCCTGATCGAGCTCGAGTTCTGGAAGTGGTGCAAGCGCGGCAATTGCGACGTGACGAGAAAGCTGTCGTTCTGGATGTTCCAGCGGTTATGGGTCGAGACTTTGGCCCGTGACGGTGAGGTCATGGTCAGGATCGTTCGCAACTTTCCGAACCGCTGGGGGTTTGCGCTGCAGATCCTTGAGGTTGATCGGCTCGACATTACGCTCAATCAAGAGCTGAGCAATGGCAATCGGGTGCGGATGGGTGTCGAGTTCGATGCCTGGGAGGCGCCTGTCGCTTACTGGCTGCTCAAGGCCCATCCGGGCGACGTCTGGCAGAGCCGCGCGGAAGAAAAATACGACCGCATTCCGGTCGGGGAATTGCGCCATAGTTTCGACCCTTGGCGCCCGCATCAGGCTCGGGGGTTCACTTGGACGCACGCCTCGGCGCTGGAGCTGCATCACCTGGGCGAATACCGCAATTCTGAAATGGTTGCGGCCGAGCAGGGCGCGAAGATTACCGGCGTTTACGAGCAGGATGCAGAGTTCGTCGAAGACCCCGGCGCTGACGGGGATGACGGCGAGCTCGACGAAGTCGTCGAGGCTGGTAGCAACAAGCTGTTGCCCTACGGCGTCAAGTGGAAGCCTTACACCAACACGCACCCATCATCGAACTTTGCGCCGTTTACGAAGGCTGGTCTGCGCGGCGTAGCTGCCGGTTTCGGGCCTAGTTACAACAAGCTTGCGCACGATCTTGAGGGCGTCAGCTTCTCGTCGATGCGTTCAGGCGAGCTCGACGATCGCGACTTCTACAAGGACGGTCAGCAACTTCTGATCGATGAGCTGCTCGAGCTCGTCGGGGAAACCTGGCTCGATATGGCGCTGCTCAAGGGAGTGATCAAGCTTCCGCCGCGCAACTTCCATCTGTACGGCGACCTTGAATGGGCGCCCCGCGGTTGGGACTGGGTGGACCCGACAAAGGACTCCAAAGCGGCAACAGAGTCGATTGCCAACCGCACCAAAACGCGCGGCGACTACATCCGGCAGACCGGCCGAGATCCCGACGAGGTATTTGCCGAAATGGCAGAGGAAGAGGCGCGCTTGCGCGAACTCGGCCTGTCGTTCAACGCACCTCCGACGGTCGCGCAAGCCCAGCCCCAAACGGACGAAAAAGATGACGATAAAGACGAAGACGCCGACTGACCCGGCGCCTGACTTCCTGCGCGAGATCGGAGGAAAAACCCTGCAGCGTGCAATGGCCGTGGACCTCTCGACACTCAATGTCGAGGCCCGGACTGTTGAGGTTGCGGTTTCCAGCGAATACCCGGTCAGGCGCTGGTTCGGTATGGAGATCCTCGACCACTCGACAGAGTCGGTAATGCTGGATCGCCTCAACTCTGGCGCACCGCTGCTCGACATGCACGACCGTTGGGGTCAGATCGGCGTTGTAGAAAGGGCCTGGCTCGACGATGACCGAAAGTTGCGTGCCCTTGTGCGCTTCTCCAAGGGTCAAGGCGCCAGTGAGGTTTGGGAGGACGTTGTCGACGGTATTCGCAGGAATATCTCAGTCGGCTATGACCCTCAGGACGCCCAGCTCGAGCGCACCGAGGGTGATCTCAAGTACTACCGCATCACCCGGTGGGAGCCCTGCGAGGTTTCCATCGTTTCAATCCCGGCTGACCCGACTGTCGGGGTGGGCCGCTCTTTACCCGAAAACATTGTGAGCGAGCCCGCTCTTCAAGGACCTGTAATGTCGAAAGAAAACACCACTGTTGTACCTGATGCTGCAGTAATCATCGCCGCCGAACGTCAGCGCTCGGCGGACATCATGTCGCTTTGCGAGCGTCACGGCGTTGCACCGCTGGCTCAGTCCTCGATCAATGAGGGTCTGACTGTTGATCAGGTGCGCGCCAAGATCCTCGACGGTATCAACCCGAGCGCGACCCCGCGCGGCCCTGAAAACGAGCAGCGTAGCGGCGACCTGCCAAAATTCACCATTGACGTGTCTGCGCGTGGCCTGGGCTTGAACGCGAAAGAACAAGGCAGTTATTCGTTGATGCGAGCGCTCAATGCGTCCGCCAATGGTGACTGGAAAGACGCGGGCCTCGAGCGCGAGGTGTCGATCGCCATCGCCACTAGCCTGGGCAAGGAAGCGCGCGGCATCTATGTGCCTCATGACTTGCTCGCCCAGCGCGCAGGCATGACAAACACGCCTGGTGCAGGTGCAGAGCTGGTTTCTACCGATCTGCGCACCGATCAGTTCGTCGACATGGTTCGTAATAAGGCGGTGTTCGGCGCATTGGGTGCTCGCATCTTGGGCGGCCTGCAGGGCGACGTCGATATCCCGAAGAAAGTGGCTGGCGCCAATTTCTACTGGATCGCTGAAAACGGTACGGTCCAGCTCTCGAAAATGGACCTGACCACGCTGAACCTGAAAAACCGCACCATTGCCGGCGCGATTCCGGTGTCTCGCAAGCTGCGCAAGCAAAGTTCGATGAGCATCGAGCAGTTGATCGTTTCTGACCTGGTCAACGGTATCGCGGTTGCGCTCGACTACGCCGGCCTGTACGGCACTGGTGAGGATAACCAGCCGCTGGGTCTGTTCAATCAGACAGGCGTGCCTGCGATTCCATACGGCGCATCGGGTATCACCTTCGGCGAACTGGTCGACATGGAAACGAAGGTTGCGACCTTCAATGCCGACGTCGGTGCGCTCAAGTACCTGACCAGCGTTACCCAGCGCGGCTATGCGAAAAAGACCAAGGAAGACCCGGACGGCGCGGACTCCACGAAAATCTGGCTGCGCAACGAGGTCAACGGCGCACCGGCTCTGGCATCCAATCAGGTCAAGGATGGTCAGTGGGCTTTCGGCGACTGGTCGCAAGCCATGATCGGCATGTGGGGTGCGCTGGATCTCAAGCCCGACCCTTACGCGATGGCTGATAGCGACGGCCTGGTCGTTCGTGTGTTCCAGGACGCTGACTTCGGTTTCCGTAACCTGAGCAGCTTCTGCATCGCCCGTAAAACCGGTTAAAGCGAACCTTAGCGGGCAGGTGCTGGGGGCTTAGGCCCCCTTTTTTATTCACTAAATTCTGAGGTGATCAGATGAGCGATTTGGTTTTGGCAGTGGGGTTTTTAGTCGTAGCCCTGCATGAATTCTGGCGCAAGGGTGAGGCCGATGCTGTGTCGGTCGGTGAGATTATCGAGGTCACTCGCGCCGAGCGTAACAGTCTTGTTTCGAGCCACGTTGCCCGTGACGCGACCGACGCTGAGATCGCCGAGTTTCGCGGTACTCCATTGCCTGACGAGGTGTTGCCCGATGCAGGCGAAGCAATTGCAGCCCTCGAGACTGCGCAAGCCGAACTCAAGGCGGTGGAAACTGAGCGCGATACGCTGCAGGGTCAGGTTCAGTCGCTCACTGCCGAAAAGGACGACTTGAGCAAGGCGGTCAGCGAATTCAGCGATGAAATCGACAATCTCAAGGCTGCAAACGCCGTCCAGGCGAAAGCGCTCGAGGCCAAGAAAGCAGCCGCGAAATGATCGGTGACGACGACTTCGAGTCGTTCTATGACCCTGACGAATTCGGCGGGGTTGTGACCGTTCATGAGCAGGGGAAGGCGCCGCGCGACGTGCCTGGCATCTTCGGCAAGCCTGTGGCCCGTGGTGGTGTGTTCCGGGCAGGTATCGACCCTGGCGCTGCTCAGGTGCGTGCTGCGCCGGATCAGTTGCAGTTTCAAATGGCGAACAGTTCCGTGCCTAAGCCGTTCCTGTCGGTCAAGGTGGTGGCCAACGGAAAGGCCTATCTGATAGCAGACGTTGAGCCTCTCGGCCGGTTTCGGTCGTTGGTCACGATGACGCCGGACGGCGGTCGGGCCGGCTCCGATAGTGGGGAGCTCGGGAAATGGGCGGTTTTGAGCTGAGGTTTCCAACCAGTGGCTGGGCAGAAGTTGAGGCAATGGTTGCCAAGGCCCCAAAGCTGCTGGATCTGGCGGCAGCCAGGGCGCTACGCAAAACAGCGCAATGGTTGCGGACTCACAGCTCGCGCGAGATCGCGAAAGAGTTGAAGATCACGCAAAGCCCGCTGCGCCATCGCTACAACGTTTACAGCCAATCCACGGCCGGCGAGGTAAAGCTCTGGGTAGGTTTGCAGCCGCTTAGTGTTCACTGGCTCGGCAAGCCTAAAGCAACCTCGACCGGCGTCTCGGTTGGCCATCGCGAATACGCCGACGCGTTTATCTCGCCAATGAAGACCAAGCATCAGCTCGTTTTTCGGCGCAAAGGGCGCGAGCGACTTCCTGTCGAGCTGGTTCGTGAGGACTGGGCCGACGAGGGTATCGGCGCGCTTGAGCGCTGGGAAAAGCGTGCGATGCAGCGTTTCGTCGAAATTTTTGAAAGTGAGGCTTCGAATGTCTTTGCGTCCGCTTGATAAGGTTTCAGACCTGTTTTTTGCGATCGGTGATGCGATACAGGCTGCGCGCCTTGGTGTTTCAGTGGGCAACTACGACGACTTCGAGGGCTTGATCGGTGATGCGCAGGTGCTGATCGAGTTTGAACGCACCTCGCCGGGTTCGCGCAACAACGACGGCAAGCTTGTACACACCGTTACCGTGACGCTGCATGCAGTGGTGTCGCGGGCGCGCAAGTTTTCCTCTATCGAGGCTGCCAACTTGACCACTGTCCTCGAGCGCCTGGCCACCGATAACCGCTGGGGTTTCGGTCGGCATGCGGATATCCCGCAAAACATGCGCTCGGGGCCTTCGATTTTTCAGAGAGGCGCAAAGGGGTACGACGCTTGGGGCTGCACTTTCGTGCAAAGCCTGGCTATCGGTCCTGAACGCCCTATGCCTGACCCTGGCACCGGCCGTCGTCCGCCTGTGGGCGATGACGAGCCTATGATCTGGCAGGTTAACCCGTAGGAGCGCCCATGTTTCTCGCATTCGTTCGCAACATGCTCGAGCCGTATCGTGAGCAGCTCGCGGCGCTTGAAACGGCCGTCGATGATCTGCGGCGCCGCGCCGAAAATCAGGGTCGCATGGGGGTGGTTCATGAGGTCGACGCACCTGGTGGCCTGGTCAAGATCAAGCACGGCGACAATGTGACGCCGTGGATCAAGGTCATGCAGCCAGCGTCGGGCGACATTCGCGAAACGCGCGTGCCTACGGTTGGCGAGCAATCGCTTCTGGTGAACTACGGCGGCGGGGATGGCAGCGCGCACTCGATCGCGCTTTGCGGCCTCGCCTCAAATACGTTCCCCCCGGTGTCTGATCGTGCCGAGCTGCATCGACGGGTTTACCCGGACGGGACCGAGCAGAGTTATGACCACGCAAGCCACGCCCTGGACTGGAAAAACGGCCCGACGACCGTGAAGGCGGATCAGTCGAGCATCGAGCTGATGTGCGGTGCGTCTGGCATCAAGATCGACGCTGCAGGCGTTCAACTGATCGGCCTGAAAGTCAGGCACAACGATGTCAGCATCGGCCTTGATCACACGCATGACGACACGGCTCCGCTGGCGGGCGCCAAGTCAGGGTTGGTGACGCCGTGATCGGCATCAATGGAAGCACTTTTGAGACGGTGGACGATTGGGGCCAGTTCGTGCAGCGCGCCGCACGGGCGCTGACAACCCCGATCGGCACCCGTCAGAAACGGCCGCTGTATGGCTGCAAGGCCACGACACGGCTCTCGGCCAATATGAACGACTCGCTGCTGATCCTTATTCAATCGGACTGCGCCGAGGCGTTTTACAACGCTGCCAATGGTATTGACGACTTTGTGCCTGGAACCGTGCTCGCCCAGCGAGGCGAACAGGGCGTCGTCGTTCGCCTGGCCGGTGTTTGGAATAACCGCAAAATGACCTTTGAGGTGCAGTTGTGACAACCATGCTCATACCTGGCCTCAATCAATTGGCCGAGCCTGAAATCGTTAAGGTTGAGGATTACGAGGCGCTGCTCGCTGAATTCAAGGCTGAGCTCGTTTCGTATGTTCAGCCCCGTGATCCAGAAATGGCGGCCCGTGTCGCTGTTGCCATCGAAAACAGTAGCGAGCTCGCTACGTTGATGATGGAAGTGTTCACCGTTCGCCTGCAGACGCACGAACGTAAATACAACACCCGCATAAAGCAAATGCTTGCATGGTGGGCAACCGGCTCGAACCTCGGCGCGCGAGCTGCAGACATGGGCCTCGAGCGCAGGGTCATATCAGAAGGCGACCCGAGCGCGTTCCCGGTTGTTCCGCCCGTCGAGGAAAGCGACGAAGAGTTACGGTTGCGTTACTACATTGCGCCCCATGCGCCGGCAGCAGGTTCTCGCCTGCAGTACCGGCGCGAGGCGCTGACGCTCGGTGAGCGCGCTACGGTGTCCGTTGAGGCGCCAGAGCCCGGAAAAGTCGTGGTGACGTACACGTTCGGATCTGATGCGTTCGCGGCCAAGGTCAAGGACGCAAACGGTCGTCGAACTGGACCGGGGCAGGTGGCCGTAACGGTCCTCGGCCGCGAAGGGGACGGCACGCCGAGCGAGGATCTGCTCAATGCAACCCGCGCGCACTTTGCCCGCGACGACGTAAGGCCTGAGACGGATCTCGTTACGGTGCAGGGCGCGCAGATCGTGCGCTACAAGATCCGGGCTATTGCCTACATCAATGCCGGGCCTGACTCAGGCCTGACAAAGACGGCTGCAGAGGCCGCCATGCGCGCCTACGCGACGTCACGACACCGACTTGAGGGCTACGTCGATCCGGCATGGATTGACGCAGGACTGATCTCTGCCGGGGCCGAGCGCCTTACCCGGATCGAGCCTTTGGCGCCGATTGAGTGTGCAGCGCATCAGGCGCCGTACTGTGAGTCTGTCGAGGTCGAGGTTAGGGTCTTATGACTGATTACACGGTGCTGCCGCCAAATGCTTCTGTCGTGGAGCGCGGCCTCGATCTGGCGTTTGGCAGGCTGCTCGACCGGATAGAGCCGCCGTTCCCCGATCTGATGGACCCACTTAAAACCCCGGTTGATTTTCTGCCCTACCTGGCTGCTGATCGCGGCGTAACGGAATGGAATAGCGCGGCGCCCGAGGCTGAGAAGCGGCTCACGGTCGCGCTGGCCTGGCCGACCAAGCGCCTGGCCGGCACGCGCAGGGCGCTCGAGAACGCGATTCTTGGGTTGCAACTGACGCCCGATGTAACCGCCTGGTATGAGCAGACGCCCCTCGGTCAGCCGTACACATTTACCGTTCGTGCGTTCGCCGATAAGCCGTACAGCGAAGAGATCAACGCGCGGCTTGATCGGCGGATTGGTGAGGCGAAAAGCGAAAGGGACGTGCTTGCGGTTTCAATCGGTTTAAGCGTCTCCGGGACTCATTACGTAGGCGCCGCGACGGTAGGCGGCGAGCTAACCACAATCTATCCGTTTGAGCTTGAAGGGCTCGATGTGTCGTCGCCTCTGTACATGGCTGCTGGCCTGTATTCGGTTGAAAAGACAACCCTTCGTCCGCTGGAGTGAACATGTCTGAATTTTACACGCTGTTAACCAATGGCGGCCTCGCATACGAGACGCTGTGCAAGGCCAACGGAACGCCTATCAAGCTGACGCATCTATCCGTCGGCGACGGCGGCGGTTCGGTGTACAACCCGGATGCCACGGCCAAGGCATTGCGCCGCGAGGTATGGCGTGGCCCGATCAATGCCCTGATGCAGGATGCCAAAAACCCGAGCTGGCTGGTGGCTGAGCAGACGCTGCCGGACGACGTCGGTGGCTGGTACGTGCGCGAGGCCGGTATCTGGACTGATACGGGCATTCTCTATGCGGTGATCAAGTACCCGGAGTCCTTCAAGCCGGTTATCAGCTCGGGGTCTGGAAAAGAGTTTTACCTGCGGGCCATTTTTGAAACCAGCAACGCCGCCAACGTCGTGCTGGCGATCGATGACACGATCGTTAAGGCGACGCGAGCATGGGTTGTCGACTACGTGGCCAACGAGCTGGCCAGGCTGGATGCAAAGAAGTCAGTTCGGGCGGCTACTACCGGCCCTATTGTTCTGAGCGGTGCGCAGACGGTCGACGGCGTTCCGGTTGTTGCCGGTGACAGCGTCGGTGTTTTCTTCCAGGCAAACGCAGCCGCCAATGGTATTTATGTCGTGGCGAACGGTGCCTGGTCGCGCCGCTCTGACGCGGATCTGAGCGTCGAGGTAACGCCTAACCTGCTGGTCAGTGTCGAGGAAGGTGCCAAGTACGCCGATACGCTCTGGCAGTTGACGACGAATGCGCCGATTGTCTTGGACACTACAGCGCTCGCCTTCGAGCAGATCGCCGGGCCGAACGGTGTTCTGCCTGGCTCGTATCGTCAAGTTACGGTGGATCGTCGAGGCCTGGTGGTTGCGGGTTTCAACCCGACCACGCTGGGCGGGTACGGCATCGCCGATGCTTACAGCAAGAGCGAGATCGATGCGCGGGTCGGGACGCTGCAGGCCAAGCTTGGCTTTACTCCCGTGCAGCAGGGCACCGGCACGGGCCAGTTGAACAACCTGATTAAGATCGGCTGGTCAGGGGGTGCGATCAAGGCGACCGTAGATAACTCCGACATGGGGAATCTTTGGTACTCGGGTAACTTTGACCCGGCCACAAAGGCGAACGTTGGTAGCACGTTGTTTGCCTACGGAATCACCGATGCCTATACCAAGGCAGAAACCGATGCACGAGATGCGGCTCGCCCACTTGCGGACAGCATTACGAATATAGGGTTTGCGGGTAATGACCCGGCTTCGCCTTATATGCGACGCACCGCTGATAACGCTGTGTACCTGCTACAGTCAAAACTGCAATACACGCCTGTTCAGCAAGGAACTGGAATAGGTCAACTTTCGAACGTTATTAAGATCGGATATTCGCAGCCGGGTAAGGTCAAGTTAACGGTCGATAATTCCGACTTCGGAACAATCTGGACGTCCGGGAACTTTGACCCTGAGTCAAAGGCGAACGTCGGCACCACGCTATTCTCTTATGGCATTGTTGATGCTTACACGAAAGGTGATGTTTATACCAAGGCAGAAACCGATGCGCGAGACGCGGCTCGCCCGCTTGCAGACAGCATCACGCATGTCGGGTTTGCAGCTAACGATCCTACCCAGCCTTACATGCGGCGCGCCAATGACGCAACCGTGTACTTTCTGCAGTCGAGACTTCCGTACACGCCTGTGCAGCAGGGGACCGGCGCAGGACAGACGAGCAACCTTGTCAAAATAGGGTGGTCGTCGGGCGGGCTAAAGGCTGCTGTCGATAACACCGATTTGGGCACGCTCTGGTATTCGGGAAACTTCGACCCGACCAAAAAGGCGAACGTCGGTACTACGTTGTTTTCTTACGGCATTACCGATGCGTATACCAAGAGTGAAACCGATGCTCGGGTTAACTCTCGCCCTATTGCTGACTCAATAACGCATGTTGGCCTTGCCGCTAATGACATTACTGCGCCTTATCTTCGGCGTGCGTCCGATGCTGCGGTTTATTTTTTGGTCAGTGATCTGAACCTTGGGCAAAAGATTGCGAACTTGGGCCTTACTGGCGTTGGGCAATATGCGTTTGCGCGAGTAATTAACGCATACGGAAACTCGATTAACCAAGGCACGTCAGTACCGGGCTCTAACCTTCTTTTCAGCTCTACTGCTGTAGGCGACGGCACAAGCGGTAACTCGGGCACTATCGGTATAGGTGTTTGGCGCGCCCAAGGTGCTTTTAACAATACAGAGCGCACGCTCTTTCAACGAATCCAGTAGGTTAAAACATGTCCAAAGTATTAAGCGCTCGCAACCCGCACTGGTCGACCCCGGCTCGCACTACCATCGAACTGATGGTGGCTTTCGAGGGGATGGTCGACGTTTATGGTGAATTGCCGTTCACGGCATCCCCTCACGACCCCGAGGCGCACGGCGTTGATCTGTACGAGCGAGCCCTTGCGGGTGAGTTCGGGCCGGTTCAAGACACGCCGCTTGAGCTGGTGCGCGTGCAGGTCATGTGCGCGCGCGGCGACCGCTCTGCGGCGGCGACCGCTCGCATTGATGCGCTGGTCAATCAGTACGAGGAGCTGCTCGACGCCGTAGCGCTGAATATGGCGACCGATGCCCAGCTCGCGGCCATGCCTGCGCTCAAGGCTGAGATCGACGCACAGCGTCTGTATCGCGTGCAGCTCGGCCAGCTCGACACGAAGCCTGGCTACCCGCTGGAATTCGAATGGCCGGTGCCGCCTGCCGTTCCGTTCGTGTACGAACCGCCAGCGCCTGAAACTGCTGCAGAGACCGGCGAAACCGAGCAGAAAAAGTAACCGCTTCGCCCCCTTCATCTGACAACCCCCAAGAGCCGCACTGCGGCTTTTTTTGTGCCTGGAGATTCACGCAATGGCCGACACCCTGCGCCAGAAATACACCGTATTGGTTCCGTTCCCGAAAGGCGGTGGCCACTACTCCCGCAAAGGCGAGGAGCTCGAGCTCCTCGACGTTCAAGCGCAGCAGCTCGAGGCCGCTGGCCGTATCAAGCTGACTGCTGAGATCGCCGCCGAGGCCGCGTCTGCTGCTCAGACGGCCAAGAAACCCACTGTAAAGGCTGACTAAGCAATGGCAGAAGTAACGAATTTCGAGCACAACGGCGTCACGTTCAATATCACCGAGTCGCCGGACCCTATGGGCGCTCTCGGCCAGAACGTAATTGGCCTGGTAGGCACTGCGCCAAACGCCGGTCTGGGCATTCCGCTCAATTCCCCGTTTCGCATCAGCAGTGACGGCGCGGCCAACCTGCTGGACCCTACGGGCACCGAGGCCGGTACGCTGTATCTGGTCGTGAAAAACATCCTCAAGGTCGTGAAGTGCCCGATCTACGTCGTTGTCGTCGAGAAGGGCGCTACGGCGGCCGACACGCTCAACAATGTGTTGGGCGGCGTAGACGTGGCGTCGGGTCAGATCACGGGTATCGCGGCGCTGGCTACCGCGCCCGAGGTGCCGACGATCATCGGTGCGCCTGGCTTCTCGGATCAGCAGGCGGTTTACAGCGAGTTGGCCAGCTTGGCCAAGCGCATCTTTTGCCGCGCGGTCTGTGACGGCAAGGACGTAACCGTTGCTGATCAGGTCAAGAACAGCCAGGCAATCGGTGGTGCTGACGTCGGCTATGACCGCTGCTACTTCGTTCACCAGATGCCCGCCGTTTATTCGAAGGCGGCAAAAGGGAACGTATTCCTGCCGCCGTCGAGCCTGGCTATCGCGGCGCTGGCCGCCGTTAAGCCGTGGGAGAGCCCCGGCAATCAGGTCACCTACGCTGCGGACGTCTCGCGCGTCGTCGAGTACAACATTCTCGACAAGGCTACCGAAGGCGACCTGCTGAACCGCTACGGCTTCGGCTATTACGCGCGCACCACGATGGGCGGTTTCTCCCTGATCGGTAACCGAACCATTACCGGCAAGTTCATCAGTTACGTCGGGCTCGAGGATGCGCTCGCCCGTAAGTTGATGGCCGCTGCGCAGATCGTCATGTCGCGCAACCTGACCATGTCGTTCATGAAACAGGAAGTCGAAAAAATCGACGCCTGGCTGCAGACGCTGGTCGCTGACGAAACCATTCCGGGCGGCAGCGTGTACCTCGATCCCGATTTGAACAGTGCTGAGCACTACAAAAACGGCACCTGGTACATCGTGGTCGACTACGGCCGCTACGCCCCGAACGAGCACATGGTCTACAAGCTGAACGCTAGTGACTCGATCATCGAAGAATTCCTGAACGAGGTGTTGAAGTAATGTTTACGAACCGTGTAAGGCAGGTTATTACCGCCACGCTCCAGGGTTTCCCGCTGATGGCCACCATCGACGAGTTTGATCCGCCTCCGATCGAATTCGAAATGGAAGGCATGCGCGGCGGCCGCTTTCTCGAGGAAGAGCAGGCGACCGGCATGAAGGCCATGACGGCGAAGATCACGCTGCAGGGCGTTGGTCTGCCGATCTTTCTGGCGATGGGCGCGACGCAGGGTCAGACGGTGTCTCTGACGGTCAACGAGGCCGGTGTCGATCAGGACGATAACGAGTGGTTCGCGAACCATATCTGCATCGGCAAGCTGAAAAAGATCGAAGAGAAAACGGTCAAAATGAAAGACAAGCCGGTCACCGTTATGGAGATCGCGCTGCGCATCTACAAGCGCCTTGAGTCGGGCGTTACCGTTGTCGATGTTGATACCCGCACACAGCGAATCATCATCAACGGCGACGACATTCTGAAAGGCTCTCGCCGCTTGGCCCTGATGGCCTAACCGCCCCACTTTTAAAGCCGCCTCCGGGCGGCTTTTTGTTGCTCAAGGAAAAGTAAAATGACCGCTCCGACTACCAAAAAGCCCCGCGCCAAAAGCCGCAAGCCTTGGGTAATGCCCACGCATAAGCTGTGCTTTCCGATCACTGTCGACGCCGACGAAGGCGGCGAGTCGACGATCACTGAGATCGTGCTGCGCCCTTTCAGCGTGATCGAGCACCGCAAGGCGCTGGCCACGGTGAGCGATGACGTCGAGGCGCAGTTTGAGGCCCTTCTCGCACTGGCTACCGGCTATGACGAGGACGTGATCGACAAGATCAAGCGGCCTGACTTCGTGTCCCTCGGCGCGATCCTGAACGACTACATCAAGCTTCCCGCAAGTTTCTATCTGGAACGGTTGCCAGAAGATCCAGACGTCGTACCGTTGCTGGTTCCGATAAAGGGTGTGATGGGTCAGATCACCAGTTTGACGCTCGAGGTTCCGGCGCTCAAAGCGACGAAGATCATGCAGAAAATGAAGGGTGATTATGAGCCTGCCGACTTCATCAGCGCGCACTGTGCCGGCCTGAGCGTGACCGAGATCCACATGCTGAGCTGCCCGGACTGGACGCAGCTACAGGAACGGGTGGACAGTTTTTTAAACAAACCGGCGGACTACTTTCAGACCGCGACATCGAAGTAATACTCGATGTGGTTCCGCTGGTGTACCACGTCAGCGAGTCCGAGATTCTGGAGTGGGACGCCGAAAAAGCGATGCGTCGGTATGAGCTGGCCATCGCTCGGCTGGGCGCTAAAAAAGGTTAAGGGGTGAGCTGTGGCAGAACAGAAATATTCGCTGCGGCTGGCCGCCGTTGATGCGTACACCAGCACGTTCGGGGACTTCTCGAAAAAGACGGCCAAAATCAACGAAGGCATGCGTGAGCAGCGGGCCGAGATCGACCGGCTTAACCGCGCCGCGCGATCGGCGGATGGTTTCGACAAGCTGTCGGAAAAGGTCGTCAAGACGAAGGCCGCGCTGCAGGCTGCTCGCCTCGAGCAGAACCGTCTCGGTCGCGAGCAGAAAGCGGCCGCTGTGAAAGTTCAAGAGCTCAACCAGCAGCACGCCGAGGCGAGCGCAAGGCTGAGCAAACTGTCGGCCTCGAGTCAGGCGAGCACCGCGCAGATCCGCGCCGCTCGAGTTGAGACGACGCGCCTTGCGCGGGATCTCAAAAGCGCGTCGGCCGACATGGGCAAGCTCGATACAGCGCAGGACAAGGCCTCGGCCAGCGTCAAGACGTTGAGCGCTGCGCAGCGGGCCGAACGCAACGAGCTCAAGAGTCTGCAGAGCGCGTTAAAGGGTGCAGGCGTCGACACCGGCAAGCTCGCCAGTGAGCAGAAGCGGCTCAAGACTGAGACTGCGGCCGCGAACAACGCTCTGCAGGCCCAGCAGGCGAAGCTCAAGGCTGTGCAGGGCGCTCAGTCGAAGATTGACGGCAACCGGGGCAAGCGCGCGGAGTTGCGCGGGCAGATGGTCGAGACGGCGGCGATGGCTTATGTCGCAACTCGGCCGATCAACCATGCGATGGATATGCAGACGTCGATGGCTGACGTCGGCAAGGTGATCAACTTCGGCGAGGGTGAGCGCGAGGCGATGGCCTCGGCCAACTTGAAGCTGGCCAGCGACCGGATGATCGCCTCGTCGGGTATGACCGCGATCGATCTCGCAAAGATCGAGTACGCGGCCGGCCAGTCGGGCATTGGTAACGATGTCAAAAACAAAGACGGCACGGTCGACCAGAAGGGTAAGCAAGCCGCGATCATGGATTTCACGCGCGACGCGGCGATCATGGGTGCTGCATTCGATATCGGTGCGCAGGAAGCCGGCGAAACTATGGCGGGCTGGCGGGCGTCGATGAACCTGAACCGGGCGCAAACGCTCGATCTGGCCGACTCGACGAACTATCTCGGCAACAGTTTCAACGCTACGGCCTCTGACATTGCGTCTGTCGTGAAACGTTACGGTGCCGTGGGCAAGGCTTCGGGTATGTCGCCGGAGCAGACAGCGGCGCTCTCGGCGGCCTTCCTCAACCCCGGCACGGAAAAGGAAATCGCCGGTACTGGCTTCAAAAACTTCACTGCAGCGCTGACCAAAGGCCAGGCCGCGACCAAGGGGCAAAAGGAAGCCTGGAAGGATCTCGGCTTTGATCCGGTCGACCTGTCGCGAGACATGCAGAAAAACGCGCCTGACACGATCATGCGCGTTTTGAAGGCGATCAAGCAGCAGCCAGTCGCAGAACAGGCCGCCGTGGCCACTGAGCTTTTCGGTTCGGAATCCATCGGTGCAATTCAACCGCTGCTGCAGAACCTTGGCGAGGTGCAGCGCGCGTTCGACATGGTCAAGGATAAGAGCAAGTACGCGACGTCAGCACTCGGCGCGAATGGCTCGATGATGCAGGAAGCGGCCGGCGTGGCGAATACGTCGCGCACCGGCTGGAATAGCTTCACGGCGCGTCTGACGCGTCTGTCTACCGTTATCGGCACCGCAATGCTGCCCGCTGTCGATGCAGTGCTTGCGCCGTTGGGTAAGGTCGTCGACATGATCGCGGACGCGGCCGAGGCTTTTCCGGGCGTGACGTCGGCGATCGCAATTGGTGTCGCCGGCCTGGTCGCGGCGAAGGTTGCAATAACAGGTCTTAAATTCGGCGGGCTATTGCTTGGCCAGGGTCTGAACAAGGGCGGGCTGTTGCGTGCGAAGCTCGGCGGCGCCGGCAGTCCTGATCGCACTGCTGCGTCGGCCGATCGCGCAAGCAAGGCTGTGGCCAGGCTCAATTCGAACCTTGACCGGCTCGGTGGCCAGCGAGGCGCTGGTGGGCCTCGCATCACGCCGCGTGCGGCAGGTGCTGCGCGTACTGCCGGCGCGGCGAATCGGTCAACGCGACGTCGTGAGAGTCGTGCGGCTCGGGCTGCAGTCAGACGTTCGGCTCGCAGTCCGGCCGCACGTATTACGCCGGTAGTGTCGCCAACGCCAGCACCGGCGCCGGCCGCTGGGTCTCGCTTTGCGGGCTCCAGGGCGAGGATAGCTGCAGCGGCGGCCGCCACTACAGCGGCTGCGGCTGCTGGGTCCGCTATGGCGTCTGGCGGCTCGTCTATCGGGTTTTCTGGTGCAGGTCACGTCAGCGCAAGGGGTGGGCTTCCTGCGGCCCCTGACGCGCTTATCCGGCCTGCAGCGGCTTCTGCTGCTGCAGCTCCGGTGGTGCGGCTTGTTGCACCTGGTGCATCTGGTGCGCCAGGCGCGACGTCGGTCGTCCAGGCCGCGCGCCAGGCTGCTCCGATTGCGACGAGTGCTGCACCTGCCGCAATTGCTGCAGCAGCTCCAGTCGCGAGCCAAGCGGCGTCGACCATGTCGGCGGCTATCGATCCTGTGGCGAGCGAAGCTGCAGCGGTGACGGCTGCGGCGGTGAAGGCTGACCCACCTGCGTGGGTCGGCGCTGTTGAGACGCTGGCCGAGTCGTGGCCAGCCGCCGACGATGAGCCTGGGCACGATCCTGCAGGCGGCCCGCCTGGTGGCCCGCATCCGCCCGGTGGGCGCCGTGCGAAGCTGAAAAGGATGGGCAAAAAGGGTGCTGCAGCGCTTATGCAGGCGGCGCCAGCGCTGCTCTCTGCGGGCATGAGTCAGGCCGGTGACGAGGGATCAAGCACGGCCGAGGTGGGCGCTTCTGTCGGGTCGGCCGGTGGCTCTATGGCCGGCGCATGGGCTGGCGCGCAGTTGGGCGCCACGATCGGTACGTTTATTTTGCCTGGTGTGGGGACTGCCATCGGCGGCGCCCTGGGCGGCTTGGCGGGCGGGTTTGCGGGCGGCGAGGTCGGCGACTGGCTCGGCGACAAGATTGGCGGATGGTTCAGCGAAGACAAGTTGAGTCCTCCCGATCAGGTCGCAAGCGACCTGGCTGCGGGCGGGATCTCGGAGTCAAAAAACACGACGTTTGCGCCGAGTATCACGATTCAGCCGAGCGGTGATCCGGCTTATGACAAGGGCATGGCGGATAAAATCATGGAGCGAATCAGGGCTGAGTTTCAGTCGATGATGCTTGGCGGCGACTCGTCGCTCGGGCAGCGCCGTAGTTCTTCTTTGACCGATGGGGGTAGTTGATGTCGCAGCAAATGGCGCTCGGGGAGTTCGTGTTCGGCCTGTCGAGCGATTTCCCCTATGACACGCTCGATCGCAAGACGACGGGCGGATGGGTCAGTCTGGATATCATCAGCAGCAAGCCGCGCTCACACCAGACCGGGCAGGGCCTCGAGACTCTGCGCCTGCAGGGGAAAGCGCAATGGGCTGCAGGAATGGCCCGCGTTGAGGCTTTGCGCTCGATGGCGAACGCGCGGGTGCCTTACATGCTCGTCGACGGCATCGGCCGTGTGTGGGGGCGCTGGCGTATCAACTCGGTCGACGAGTCGCAGAAACGCACTGTGGACGACGGGACCGCGACTCTGCTCGAGTGGACGCTCGAGCTTGAGGAATTTTTCTGATGCGCACAGTGCTTTCTATCGCAGGTGATACCGCAAACATCCTGCTCTATCGCGAGACGGGCAGGTCTGACGACGAGGCCGAGGCTGCTTTCTGGCTTTTGAATCCGGGCCTCGCTGAGCATGGGGCCGCTCTGCCGTCAGGCGTGCGGGTAAACCTGCCGGAGCTCGACAAAAAGCCGGCCGTTTCTACACGCGCCAGCGCCTGGGATTAATGGGGGAGTTATGACGCTTGGATTTACGCCGCTTGTCCGCGTGACGGGCGCAAATGCGGATCTGATAAATTCGCGCCTGGTCGACTGGGAGCACGTCGACGCTGCAGGTATCGAATCGGATTCGCTAAAGCTGACGATCAACATTGAGGGCCTCGACGGTTTGCCGAGCCCGGACGGGAAAATCGGGCTGCAGGTTGGGTATGCAGAGACAGGGCTCGTCGACGTCGGCGAGTTCACGATTAAGGACACGAAGCCCCAGCTATTCCCGGCCCTGCTGACCATCGTCGCCACGGCCGCGCCGTTCAAGGTGGCCGACGATACGAAGTTCAAAGAGCGTCGGTCGGCTTCCTACGGTCCGACCACGCTTGGCGCAGTCTTTCGAGAGCTCACGGGAAAGCACGGATTCTCCCCGCGAATTTCGCCTGAGTTGGATGCGCTGGTTATCGACCACGTCGACCAGACGAACGAGACGGATATGGGGTTTCTGACCCGGATATCTGACAAGTACGACGCTGTTACGAAACCGGTCAATGACCTGTATGTCATGGGGCGCCGGGGCGAGCTCAAGTCGCTGTCGGGCAAGGCGGCGCCGACCGTGGTCCTTTCGGTCACGAAGGGCGCCAGGCCCGACGAGCGATCGTTTATCAATGCCACGCTCGACGAGAATAGCCGCGTCAAGTTCAAGGGCTGCAAAACGACCTGGTGGGATGGCGCCAAGGCCGAAGAGTGTACGGTTGAGACGGGCACGGAGCCGTTCAAGCGTGACCGCCAGCGCTATCAGAACGAGGCCGAGGCAAAGGCTGCGGGTGAGGGCGCGTCGCGCAAGCTCAAGCGCGAGTCAAGGCAGGTCACAATTGACTGTCCGGGTAACCCGCTGCTGCAGGCCGAGGGTGTTGTCATTCTCGACGGCACTTGGCCGTCGTACATGCAAGGCGCCTGGTCTATCGACAAGGCCACGGCCTCGGGCTCGCGCCAGCAAAGTTACCGCTGCCGGGTCGTTGCAACCCTTCCTGTTGACGATTGAAAAAGCCCCCACTGCCTAACGGCGGTGGGGGCTTTTTTTCGTTTCTGGCGTTACTGCGCGAACAGCTCGTCCGGCATGGTGGGCGGGTTCTGGTAGTCGGTCATTACGTTCGGTAGGTTCTGCAGGTCTACGCCGGTGCCCATACGGTTTATGACTTCCATTGCGGCACCATTGCCGGCTACCCACATATCGCCGCGCTTGAGCCAGGCGCTGGCCGGCGCGTCGTTGGCCTTGTAGCGGCATGCGCCCCAGCGGCGCCCGTCGACTTTCTCGATCGAGCAGTTGACCTTTAGGCCGACGCGATCGTTTACGCGCTCGAGCGCGTTGGCGTCTTTGTTGACCAGATCGTTTATGAATATCGCGAGTAGTGCTACAGCGGCGGCGCCGATGAGCAGGTGCTTGGCTTTCATGCTGCGCGGATCTCCTTTTGGTTGAGGCGCGCAGGGTAGCAAAAAGCCCGCTGGGGCGGCGGGCTTGTGGGGTTTATGCGGAAAGTTGAACTGCTCGGATGACTTGGTCGGCTGCTTTGGGCGGTACGGCGTTGCCGGCCATATGCACTGTTAGGCGATGATTATCCGGTCGGCGGGTGTCGGCCGGGAATGTCATGGCCTGTAGTACCTCGTCGGCGCTGACCATTCGCATCCTGTCGCCGTCGACCAGCGCCCAGCGATCGCGGGTTGTGATGGTTCCAATCGGCCGTTCGAGGCATCGCCCGGTCAGGCCTGAGCCTTTCCCGTAGTAGGGCATGATGAAGCGCTCGCCAAAACTCTTTCTGCCGTTCTCTACGCGGCGCAGAGTAGCCTCGGCGCGCCCTGGGCGGATGATGGGTGACCACTTGCCGGCGTTGAAGTCTAGGAAGCTGGACGCGGGTACGTGCTGGTGTCTTGGGATCTGCAGCATTAGCGGGGCCTTGCTGCGAGTGCATACGAGAAATAATCGAACGCGGTGTTGCGGCACGCCGAGGTCGGCGCAGTCGAGAATGTGTGGTGCCAGTTGATATCCAAGCGCCCGCATCGCTTGCGACCACGCCGGGTAAAGTGTCCATCGGGTGAACTCGGGGACGTTTTCAATTATGGCTATTTCTGGTTTGTGGAACTCGAGCGCCGAGACTACAGCCCACGCGGTCGACCGTGATGCGTCGTGCTGGGGGTTGCCTGCTGTTTTTCCGCGAGCTCGAGTGTGGCCTTGGCAGCATGGAGCGGCCAGAAGCATGTCGTGGGCGGGAACCTTTGACCAGTCAGCCTGGTGCAGGTCTTGGCACACATGCATTGCTTGAGGGTGGTTTGCGGTGTGCCATTCGACAGCGGTCGGCCAGTGATTTGCAGCCCATAGGACTTCTACTCCTGCCATTTTTGCGCCTGACGTCCAGCCCCCGAGGCCTGCAAACAAATCGACGGCGGTTGTCATGCTGATGGCTCCCCTATCATTCGTAGGAAGCCGTTCCAGGCGATCAGGCTGCATTCGCGTGAGAGATATGCCTCAACAAGCGCACGGTTTGCTGGGTCTGCTGCTTCGCGCAGGCTGAGGCCGCGCGCTGTGGTATAGTCCTTTTTGGACATGATCATTCCCCAAGGTTTTATCGGTCCTGCCTGGCAGCGGTCGCACCCGCTGTCAGGCCCCTTTCTTCACTTCAGTGATTCCAGTCGGCGACGCAATTCCTCCTTATCCTCGACTTCGAAATGCCCCTTTCCTTGCTCGTACTTTTTGAACAGGTCGTCTAGCGCTTCAATGATCAGATATTTGACCGGAACGTTATCGGCCGACATGCTTTTTATGTCGTTCGTGCCCCGGTGATACCTGACCGGCACGATAGCTTTTAGCTGCTTCTCCTCGGTTGACTCGGTGATCACTGCGCGCCGAGCCTTTTCGACGTGTGGCTCAACTGGTGCTGCTGGCCCGCGCCCTGGGCGGGTTGTGCTGAGTGCCGTCTCTTTCATTTGTCGAGCTCCATAAGTTCAAGCGTAAGCGCTTCGATTTCTAGGCGCGCCTCGTCGTCAGCGGCCAGATCCATGACGCTGTTGCCTTGCGCGATTCCCTTTCCATACGCAACGCGCTGGTGCGTCTGTGTTGTTGTGAGAGGTAGTTCGTAGTTGAGCAGTGCCTTCTGCGCGTCGCGCTCGAGGATGGTCCCTGCGATGGCTCTGGCGATCATTAGCACGGCCTTTGGCGTGCCGCCTGTAACTTCCTGTCGGTCCTTTACCAGTTGGACCATATCGGCGGTCGCCCAAATGTCGTACTGGCTTGGCTGCACGGGAATGATCACCAGGTCGGACACTTTTACAGCGTCGGACGTCAGCGTACTTATCTGCGGGATGCCGTCGATTATTACGTAGTCGTATCCGCTCGATATCCTCGGTAGGTCGCGTTTCAGTGTCTCCCGCATGATCACGCAGGGGATCAGTGTCGCGGTGTCTGCGCGGGACGTAGCCCAGTCGGTTGCGGAGCCTTGGCGGCCGTCGAGGTCAACGAGAAGCACGCTCTTTTTGTGCTTGTCGGCCAGGCAGCAGGCGACGTTCGTTGCGGTCGTCGTCTTGGTCGTGCCGCCTTTTTGGTTCTGAATTGTCCAGATTCTTGCTGCCATGATTGAGGCCTCGCAGTGATTGAGAGCGTGAATATACGTACAAATGTACCTTTGTACAATAGGTCATAAGGGCAAAGGTACAAAACAAGCAGCGCGAAGCGCCATCCTTTAAAGCGACCTTGTCCCTGCGGCGGGCGTCGTCCTTTCTCAATGTGCCCGAAAGCCCCTGCAGATGGGGCTTGCACGCCCTATGCATCCTAGTAAGGACCGCGCCGGTCCTTTGGGCGTATGTCCCTTCAAGCCCCTCTCTGGCCTTGGCCGACCTTACAGCTTTCCATTTCCTATTTTCTGTCGCCGAAAGGCATTACCAGACCAAGGGGCACTATGACATAGGGTCATTGGTGTATGTCATTCACCCCTAACCCATTCCCACATACATCCAAAGCCCAAGCCCAGCATGCACCCCTTGCCCTTGCGCAAGCAAGGGTCAGGGGTGCATGCACTGTGTCCCCATTCTATACGTATAGAATGGGGACACAGTGCATGCACCCCTGACCCTTGCTTGCGCAAGGGCAAGGGGTGCATGCTGGGCTTGGGCTTTGGATGTATGTGGGAATGGGTTAGGGGTGAATGACATACACCAATGACCCTATGTCATAGTGCCCCTTGGTCTGGTAATGCCTTTCGGCGACAGAAAATAGGAAATGGAAAGCTGTAAGGTCGGCCAAGGCCAGAGAGGGGCTTGAAGGGACATACGCCCAAAGGACCGGCGCGGTCCTTACTAGGATGCATAGGGCGTGCAAGCCCCATCTGCAGGGGCTTTCGGGCACATTGAGAAAGGACGACGCCCGCCGCAGGGACAAGGTCGCTTTAAAGGATGGCGCTTCGCGCTGCTTGTTTTGTACCTTTGCCCTTATGACCTATTGTACAAAGGTACATTTGTACGTATATTCACGCTCTCAATCACTGCGAGGCCTCAATCATGGCAGCAAGAATCTGGACAATTCAGAACCAAAAAGGCGGCACGACCAAGACGACGACCGCAACGAACGTCGCCTGCTGCCTGGCCGACAAGCACAAAAAGAGCGTGCTTCTCGTTGACCTCGACGGCCGCCAAGGCTCCGCAACCGACTGGGCTACGTCCCGCGCAGACACCGCGACACTGATCCCCTGCGTGATCATGCGGGAGACACTGAAACGCGACCTACCGAGGATATCGAGCGGATACGACTACGTAATAATCGACGGCATCCCGCAGATAAGTACGCTGACGTCCGACGCTGTAAAAGTGTCCGACCTGGTGATCATTCCCGTGCAGCCAAGCCAGTACGACATTTGGGCGACCGCCGATATGGTCCAACTGGTAAAGGACCGACAGGAAGTTACAGGCGGCACGCCAAAGGCCGTGCTAATGATCGCCAGAGCCATCGCAGGGACCATCCTCGAGCGCGACGCGCAGAAGGCACTGCTCAACTACGAACTACCTCTCACAACAACACAGACGCACCAGCGCGTTGCGTATGGAAAGGGAATCGCGCAAGGCAACAGCGTCATGGATCTGGCCGCTGACGACGAGGCGCGCCTAGAAATCGAAGCGCTTACGCTTGAACTTATGGAGCTCGACAAATGAAAGAGACGGCACTCAGCACAACCCGCCCAGGGCGCGGGCCAGCAGCACCAGTTGAGCCACACGTCGAAAAGGCTCGGCGCGCAGTGATCACCGAGTCAACCGAGGAGAAGCAGCTAAAAGCTATCGTGCCGGTCAGGTATCACCGGGGCACGAACGACATAAAAAGCATGTCGGCCGATAACGTTCCGGTCAAATATCTGATCATTGAAGCGCTAGACGACCTGTTCAAAAAGTACGAGCAAGGAAAGGGGCATTTCGAAGTCGAGGATAAGGAGGAATTGCGTCGCCGACTGGAATCACTGAAGTGAAGAAAGGGGCCTGACAGCGGGTGCGACCGCTGCCAGGCAGGACCGATAAAACCTTGGGGAATGATCATGTCCAAAAAGGACTATACCACAGCGCGCGGCCTCAGCCTGCGCGAAGCAGCAGACCCAGCAAACCGTGCGCTTGTTGAGGCATATCTCTCACGCGAATGCAGCCTGATCGCCTGGAACGGCTTCCTACGAATGATAGGGGAGCCATCAGCATGACAACCGCCGTCGATTTGTTTGCAGGCCTCGGGGGCTGGACGTCAGGCGCAAAAATGGCAGGAGTAGAAGTCCTATGGGCTGCAAATCACTGGCCGACCGCTGTCGAATGGCACACCGCAAACCACCCTCAAGCAATGCATGTGTGCCAAGACCTGCACCAGGCTGACTGGTCAAAGGTTCCCGCCCACGACATGCTTCTGGCCGCTCCATGCTGCCAAGGCCACACTCGAGCTCGCGGAAAAACAGCAGGCAACCCCCAGCACGACGCATCACGGTCGACCGCGTGGGCTGTAGTCTCGGCGCTCGAGTTCCACAAACCAGAAATAGCCATAATTGAAAACGTCCCCGAGTTCACCCGATGGACACTTTACCCGGCGTGGTCGCAAGCGATGCGGGCGCTTGGATATCAACTGGCACCACACATTCTCGACTGCGCCGACCTCGGCGTGCCGCAACACCGCGTTCGATTATTTCTCGTATGCACTCGCAGCAAGGCCCCGCTAATGCTGCAGATCCCAAGACACCAGCACGTACCCGCGTCCAGCTTCCTAGACTTCAACGCCGGCAAGTGGTCACCCATCATCCGCCCAGGGCGCGCCGAGGCTACTCTGCGCCGCGTAGAGAACGGCAGAAAGAGTTTTGGCGAGCGCTTCATCATGCCCTACTACGGGAAAGGCTCAGGCCTGACCGGGCGATGCCTCGAACGGCCGATTGGAACCATCACAACCCGCGATCGCTGGGCGCTGGTCGACGGCGACAGGATGCGAATGGTCAGCGCCGACGAGGTACTACAGGCCATGACATTCCCGGCCGACACCCGCCGACCGGATAATCATCGCCTAACAGTGCATATGGCCGGCAACGCCGTACCGCCCAAAGCAGCCGACCAAGTCATCCGAGCAGTTCAACTTTCCGCATAAACCCCACAAGCCCGCCGCCCCAGCGGGCTTTTTGCTACCCTGCGCGCCTCAACCAAAAGGAGATCCGCGCAGCATGAAAGCCAAGCACCTGCTCATCGGCGCCGCCGCTGTAGCACTACTCGCGATATTCATAAACGATCTGGTCAACAAAGACGCCAACGCGCTCGAGCGCGTAAACGATCGCGTCGGCCTAAAGGTCAACTGCTCGATCGAGAAAGTCGACGGGCGCCGCTGGGGCGCATGCCGCTACAAGGCCAACGACGCGCCGGCCAGCGCCTGGCTCAAGCGCGGCGATATGTGGGTAGCCGGCAATGGTGCCGCAATGGAAGTCATAAACCGTATGGGCACCGGCGTAGACCTGCAGAACCTACCGAACGTAATGACCGACTACCAGAACCCGCCCACCATGCCGGACGAGCTGTTCGCGCAGTAACGCCAGAAACGAAAAAAAGCCCCCACCGCCGTTAGGCAGTGGGGGCTTTTTCAATCGTCAACAGGAAGGGTTGCAACGACCCGGCAGCGGTAACTTTGCTGGCGCGAGCCCGAGGCCGTGGCCTTGTCGATAGACCAGGCGCCTTGCATGTACGACGGCCAAGTGCCGTCGAGAATGACAACACCCTCGGCCTGCAGCAGCGGGTTACCCGGACAGTCAATTGTGACCTGCCTTGACTCGCGCTTGAGCTTGCGCGACGCGCCCTCACCCGCAGCCTTTGCCTCGGCCTCGTTCTGATAGCGCTGGCGGTCACGCTTGAACGGCTCCGTGCCCGTCTCAACCGTACACTCTTCGGCCTTGGCGCCATCCCACCAGGTCGTTTTGCAGCCCTTGAACTTGACGCGGCTATTCTCGTCGAGCGTGGCATTGATAAACGATCGCTCGTCGGGCCTGGCGCCCTTCGTGACCGAAAGGACCACGGTCGGCGCCGCCTTGCCCGACAGCGACTTGAGCTCGCCCCGGCGCCCCATGACATACAGGTCATTGACCGGTTTCGTAACAGCGTCGTACTTGTCAGATATCCGGGTCAGAAACCCCATATCCGTCTCGTTCGTCTGGTCGACGTGGTCGATAACCAGCGCATCCAACTCAGGCGAAATTCGCGGGGAGAATCCGTGCTTTCCCGTGAGCTCTCGAAAGACTGCGCCAAGCGTGGTCGGACCGTAGGAAGCCGACCGACGCTCTTTGAACTTCGTATCGTCGGCCACCTTGAACGGCGCGGCCGTGGCGACGATGGTCAGCAGGGCCGGGAATAGCTGGGGCTTCGTGTCCTTAATCGTGAACTCGCCGACGTCGACGAGCCCTGTCTCTGCATACCCAACCTGCAGCCCGATTTTCCCGTCCGGGCTCGGCAAACCGTCGAGGCCCTCAATGTTGATCGTCAGCTTTAGCGAATCCGATTCGATACCTGCAGCGTCGACGTGCTCCCAGTCGACCAGGCGCGAATTTATCAGATCCGCATTTGCGCCCGTCACGCGGACAAGCGGCGTAAATCCAAGCGTCATAACTCCCCCATTAATCCCAGGCGCTGGCGCGTGTAGAAACGGCCGGCTTTTTGTCGAGCTCCGGCAGGTTTACCCGCACGCCTGACGGCAGAGCGGCCCCATGCTCAGCGAGGCCCGGATTCAAAAGCCAGAAAGCAGCCTCGGCCTCGTCGTCAGACCTGCCCGTCTCGCGATAGAGCAGGATGTTTGCGGTATCACCTGCGATAGAAAGCACTGTGCGCATCAGAAAAATTCCTCAAGCTCGAGCGTCCACTCGAGCAGAGTCGCGGTCCCGTCGTCCACAGTGCGTTTCTGCGACTCGTCGACCGAGTTGATACGCCAGCGCCCCCACACACGGCCGATGCCGTCGACGAGCATGTAAGGCACCCGCGCGTTCGCCATCGAGCGCAAAGCCTCAACGCGGGCCATTCCTGCAGCCCATTGCGCTTTCCCCTGCAGGCGCAGAGTCTCGAGGCCCTGCCCGGTCTGGTGTGAGCGCGGCTTGCTGCTGATGATATCCAGACTGACCCATCCGCCCGTCGTCTTGCGATCGAGCGTGTCATAGGGGAAATCGCTCGACAGGCCGAACACGAACTCCCCGAGCGCCATTTGCTGCGACATCAACTACCCCCATCGGTCAAAGAAGAACTACGGCGCTGCCCGAGCGACGAGTCGCCGCCAAGCATCATCGACTGAAACTCAGCCCTGATTCGCTCCATGATTTTATCCGCCATGCCCTTGTCATAAGCCGGATCACCGCTCGGCTGAATCGTGATACTCGGCGCAAACGTCGTGTTTTTTGACTCCGAGATCCCGCCCGCAGCCAGGTCGCTTGCGACCTGATCGGGAGGACTCAACTTGTCTTCGCTGAACCATCCGCCAATCTTGTCGCCGAGCCAGTCGCCGACCTCGCCGCCCGCAAACCCGCCCGCCAAGCCGCCCAGGGCGCCGCCGATGGCAGTCCCCACACCAGGCAAAATAAACGTACCGATCGTGGCGCCCAACTGCGCGCCAGCCCATGCGCCGGCCATAGAGCCACCGGCCGACCCGACAGAAGCGCCCACCTCGGCCGTGCTTGATCCCTCGTCACCGGCCTGACTCATGCCCGCAGAGAGCAGCGCTGGCGCCGCCTGCATAAGCGCTGCAGCACCCTTTTTGCCCATCCTTTTCAGCTTCGCACGGCGCCCACCGGGCGGATGCGGGCCACCAGGCGGGCCGCCTGCAGGATCGTGCCCAGGCTCATCGTCGGCGGCTGGCCACGACTCGGCCAGCGTCTCAACAGCGCCGACCCACGCAGGTGGGTCAGCCTTCACCGCCGCAGCCGTCACCGCTGCAGCTTCGCTCGCCACAGGATCGATAGCCGCCGACATGGTCGACGCCGCTTGGCTCGCGACTGGAGCTGCTGCAGCAATTGCGGCAGGTGCAGCACTCGTCGCAATCGGAGCAGCCTGGCGCGCGGCCTGGACGACCGACGTCGCGCCTGGCGCACCAGATGCACCAGGTGCAACAAGCCGCACCACCGGAGCTGCAGCAGCAGAAGCCGCTGCAGGCCGGATAAGCGCGTCAGGGGCCGCAGGAAGCCCACCCCTTGCGCTGACGTGACCTGCACCAGAAAACCCGATAGACGAGCCGCCAGACGCCATAGCGGACCCAGCAGCCGCAGCCGCTGTAGTGGCGGCCGCCGCTGCAGCTATCCTCGCCCTGGAGCCCGCAAAGCGAGACCCAGCGGCCGGCGCCGGTGCTGGCGTTGGCGACACTACCGGCGTAATACGTGCGGCCGGACTGCGAGCCGAACGTCTGACTGCAGCCCGAGCCGCACGACTCTCACGACGTCGCGTTGACCGATTCGCCGCGCCGGCAGTACGCGCAGCACCTGCCGCACGCGGCGTGATGCGAGGCCCACCAGCGCCTCGCTGGCCACCGAGCCGGTCAAGGTTCGAATTGAGCCTGGCCACAGCCTTGCTTGCGCGATCGGCCGACGCAGCAGTGCGATCAGGACTGCCGGCGCCGCCGAGCTTCGCACGCAACAGCCCGCCCTTGTTCAGACCCTGGCCAAGCAATAGCCCGCCGAATTTAAGACCTGTTATTGCAACCTTCGCCGCGACCAGGCCGGCGACACCAATTGCGATCGCCGACGTCACGCCCGGAAAAGCCTCGGCCGCGTCCGCGATCATGTCGACGACCTTACCCAACGGCGCAAGCACTGCATCGACAGCGGGCAGCATTGCGGTGCCGATAACGGTAGACAGACGCGTCAGACGCGCCGTGAAGCTATTCCAGCCGGTGCGCGACGTATTCGCCACGCCGGCCGCTTCCTGCATCATCGAGCCATTCGCGCCGAGTGCTGACGTCGCGTACTTGCTCTTATCCTTGACCATGTCGAACGCGCGCTGCACCTCGCCAAGGTTCTGCAGCAGCGGTTGAATTGCACCGATGGATTCCGAACCGAAAAGCTCAGTGGCCACGGCGGCCTGTTCTGCGACTGGCTGCTGCTTGATCGCCTTCAAAACGCGCATGATCGTGTCAGGCGCGTTTTTCTGCATGTCTCGCGACAGGTCGACCGGATCAAAGCCGAGATCCTTCCAGGCTTCCTTTTGCCCCTTGGTCGCGGCCTGGCCTTTGGTCAGCGCTGCAGTGAAGTTTTTGAAGCCAGTACCGGCGATTTCCTTTTCCGTGCCGGGGTTGAGGAAGGCCGCCGAGAGCGCCGCTGTCTGCTCCGGCGACATACCCGAAGCCTTGCCCACGGCACCGTAACGTTTCACGACAGACGCAATGTCAGAGGCCGTAGCGTTGAAACTGTTGCCGAGATAGTTCGTCGAGTCGGCCAGATCGAGCGTTTGCGCCCGGTTCAGGTTCATCGACGCCCGCCAGCCCGCCATAGTTTCGCCGGCTTCCTGCGCACCGATATCGAATGCAGCACCCATGATCGCCGCGTCGCGCGTGAAATCCATGATCGCGGCTTGCTTACCCTTCTGGTCGACCGTGCCGTCTTTGTTTTTGACATCGTTACCAATGCCCGACTGGCCGGCCGCGTACTCGATCTTTGCGAGATCGATCGCGGTCATACCCGACGAGGCGATCATCCGGTCGCTGGCCAGCTTCAAGTTGGCCGAGGCCATCGCCTCGCGCTCACCCTCGCCGAAGTTGATCACCTTGCCGACGTCAGCCATCGACGTCTGCATATCCATCGCATGGTTGATCGGCCGAGTTGCGACATAAGCCATCGCCGCCGTCTCGACCATCTGCCCGCGCAACTCCGCGCGCTTGCCCCGGTTGCCGTCAATCTTCGACTGAGCGCCCTGCACAGCCTTGAGCTTCGCCTGCTGGGCCTGCAGAGCGTTGTTCGCGGCCGCAGTCTCAGTCTTGAGCCGCTTCTGCTCACTGGCGAGCTTGCCGGTGTCGACGCCTGCACCCTTTAACGCGCTCTGCAGACTCTTGAGCTCGTTGCGTTCGGCCCGCTGCGCAGCGCTCAACGTCTTGACGCTGGCCGAGGCCTTGTCCTGCGCTGTATCGAGCTTGCCCATGTCGGCCGACGCGCTTTTGAGATCCCGCGCAAGGCGCGTCGTCTCAACTCGAGCGGCGCGGATCTGCGCGGTGCTCGCCTGACTCGAGGCCGACAGTTTGCTCAGCCTTGCGCTCGCCTCGGCGTGCTGCTGGTTGAGCTCTTGAACTTTCACAGCGGCCGCTTTCTGCTCGCGACCGAGACGGTTCTGCTCGAGGCGAGCAGCCTGCAGCGCGGCCTTCGTCTTGACGACCTTTTCCGACAGCTTGTCGAAACCATCCGCCGATCGCGCGGCGCGGTTAAGCCGGTCGATCTCGGCCCGCTGCTCACGCATGCCTTCGTTGATTTTGGCCGTCTTTTTCGAGAAGTCCCCGAACGTGCTGGTGTACGCATCAACGGCGGCCAGCCGCAGCGAATATTTCTGTTCTGCCACAGCTCACCCCTTAACCTTTTTTAGCGCCCAGCCGAGCGATGGCCAGCTCATACCGACGCATCGCTTTTTCGGCGTCCCACTCCAGAATCTCGGACTCGCTGACGTGGTACACCAGCGGAACCACATCGAGTATTACTTCGATGTCGCGGTCTGAAAGTAGTCCGCCGGTTTGTTTAAAAAACTGTCCACCCGTTCCTGTAGCTGCGTCCAGTCCGGGCAGCTCAGCATGTGGATCTCGGTCACGCTCAGGCCGGCACAGTGCGCGCTGATGAAGTCGGCAGGCTCATAATCACCCTTCATTTTCTGCATGATCTTCGTCGCTTTGAGCGCCGGAACCTCGAGCGTCAAACTGGTGATCTGACCCATCACACCCTTTATCGGAACCAGCAACGGTACGACGTCTGGATCTTCTGGCAACCGTTCCAGATAGAAACTTGCGGGAAGCTTGATGTAGTCGTTCAGGATCGCGCCGAGGGACACGAAGTCAGGCCGCTTGATCTTGTCGATCACGTCCTCGTCATAGCCGGTAGCCAGTGCGAGAAGGGCCTCAAACTGCGCCTCGACGTCATCGCTCACCGTGGCCAGCGCCTTGCGGTGCTCGATCACGCTGAAAGGGCGCAGCACGATCTCAGTGATCGTCGACTCGCCGCCTTCGTCGGCGTCGACAGTGATCGGAAAGCACAGCTTATGCGTGGGCATTACCCAAGGCTTGCGGCTTTTGGCGCGGGGCTTTTTGGTAGTCGGAGCGGTCATTTTACTTTTCCTTGAGCAACAAAAAGCCGCCCGGAGGCGGCTTTAAAAGTGGGGCGGTTAGGCCATCAGGGCCAAGCGGCGAGAGCCTTTCAGAATGTCGTCGCCGTTGATGATGATTCGCTGTGTGCGGGTATCAACATCGACAACGGTAACGCCCGACTCAAGGCGCTTGTAGATGCGCAGCGCGATCTCCATAACGGTGACCGGCTTGTCTTTCATTTTGACCGTTTTCTCTTCGATCTTTTTCAGCTTGCCGATGCAGATATGGTTCGCGAACCACTCGTTATCGTCCTGATCGACACCGGCCTCGTTGACCGTCAGAGACACCGTCTGACCCTGCGTCGCGCCCATCGCCAGAAAGATCGGCAGACCAACGCCCTGCAGCGTGATCTTCGCCGTCATGGCCTTCATGCCGGTCGCCTGCTCTTCCTCGAGAAAGCGGCCGCCGCGCATGCCTTCCATTTCGAATTCGATCGGAGGCGGATCAAACTCGTCGATGGTGGCCATCAGCGGGAAACCCTGGAGCGTGGCGGTAATAACCTGCCTTACACGGTTCGTAAACATTACTTCAACACCTCGTTCAGGAATTCTTCGATGATCGAGTCACTAGCGTTCAGCTTGTAGACCATGTGCTCGTTCGGGGCGTAGCGGCCGTAGTCGACCACGATGTACCAGGTGCCGTTTTTGTAGTGCTCAGCACTGTTCAAATCGGGATCGAGGTACACGCTGCCGCCCGGAATGGTTTCGTCAGCGACCAGCGTCTGCAGCCAGGCGTCGATTTTTTCGACTTCCTGTTTCATGAACGACATGGTCAGGTTGCGCGACATGACGATCTGCGCAGCGGCCATCAACTTACGGGCGAGCGCATCCTCGAGCCCGACGTAACTGATGAACTTGCCGGTAATGGTTCGGTTACCGATCAGGGAGAAACCGCCCATCGTGGTGCGCGCGTAATAGCCGAAGCCGTAGCGGTTCAGCAGGTCGCCTTCGGTAGCCTTGTCGAGAATGTTGTACTCGACGACGCGCGAGACGTCCGCAGCGTAGGTGACCTGATTGCCGGGGCTCTCCCACGGCTTAACGGCGGCCAGCGCCGCGATAGCCAGGCTCGACGGCGGCAGGAATACGTTCCCTTTTGCCGCCTTCGAATAAACGGCGGGCATCTGGTGAACGAAGTAGCAGCGGTCATAGCCGACGTCAGCACCACCGATTGCCTGGCTGTTCTTGACCTGATCAGCAACGGTTACGTCCTTGCCGTCACAGACCGCGCGGCAAAAGATGCGCTTGGCCAAGCTGGCCAACTCGCTGTAAACCGCCTGCTGATCCGAGAAGCCAGGCGCACCGATGATCGTCGGCACCTCGGGCGCGGTAGCCAGCGCCGCGATACCCGTGATCTGACCCGACGCCACGTCTACGCCGCCCAACACATTGTTGAGCGTGTCGGCCGCCGTAGCGCCCTTCTCGACGACAACGACGTAGATCGGGCACTTCACGACCTTGAGGATGTTTTTCACGACCAGATACAGCGTACCGGCCTCGGTGCCCGTAGGGTCCAGCAGGTTGGCCGCGCCGTCACTGCTGATGCGAAACGGGGAATTGAGCGGAATGCCCAGACCGGCGTTTGGCGCAGTGCCTACCAGGCCAATTACGTTCTGGCCGAGAGCGCCCATAGGGTCCGGCGACTCGGTGATATTGAACGTGACGCCGTTGTGCTCGAAATTCGTTACTTCTGCCATTGCTTAGTCAGCCTTTACAGTGGGTTTCTTGGCCGTCTGAGCAGCAGACGCGGCCTCGGCGGCGATCTCAGCAGTCAGCTTGATACGGCCAGCGGCCTCGAGCTGCTGCGCTTGAACGTCGAGGAGCTCGAGCTCCTCGCCTTTGCGGGAGTAGTGGCCACCGCCTTTCGGGAACGGAACCAATACGGTGTATTTCTGGCGCAGGGTGTCGGCCATTGCGTGAATCTCCAGGCACAAAAAAAGCCGCAGTGCGGCTCTTGGGGGTTGTCAGATGAAGGGGGCGAAGCGGTTACTTTTTCTGCTCGGTTTCGCCGGTCTCTGCAGCAGTTTCAGGCGCTGGCGGTTCGTACACGAACGGAACGGCAGGCGGCACCGGCCATTCGAATTCCAGCGGGTAGCCAGGCTTCGTGTCGAGCTGGCCGAGCTGCACGCGATACAGACGCTGTGCGTCGATCTCAGCCTTGAGCGCAGGCATGGCCGCGAGCTGGGCATCGGTCGCCATATTCAGCGCTACGGCGTCGAGCAGCTCCTCGTACTGATTGACCAGCGCATCAATGCGAGCGGTCGCCGCCGCAGAGCGGTCGCCGCGCGCGCACATGACCTGCACGCGCACCAGCTCAAGCGGCGTGTCTTGAACCGGCCCGAACTCACCCGCAAGGGCTCGCTCGTACAGATCAACGCCGTGCGCCTCGGGGTCGTGAGGGGATGCCGTGAACGGCAATTCACCATAAACGTCGACCATCCCCTCGAAAGCCACCATCAGTTCGATGGTAGTGCGAGCCGGGGTCGACCAGTGCGGGTTGCGAGCGCTTAATACTTTGGACATGTTTTAACCTACTGGATTCGTTGAAAGAGCGTGCGCTCTGTATTGTTAAAAGCACCTTGGGCGCGCCAAACACCTATACCGATAGTGCCCGAGTTACCGCTTGTGCCGTCGCCTACAGCAGTAGAGCTGAAAAGAAGGTTAGAGCCCGGTACTGACGTGCCTTGGTTAATCGAGTTTCCGTATGCGTTAATTACTCGCGCAAACGCATATTGCCCAACGCCAGTAAGGCCCAAGTTCGCAATCTTTTGCCCAAGGTTCAGATCACTGACCAAAAAATAAACCGCAGCATCGGACGCACGCCGAAGATAAGGCGCAGTAATGTCATTAGCGGCAAGGCCAACATGCGTTATTGAGTCAGCAATAGGGCGAGAGTTAACCCGAGCATCGGTTTCACTCTTGGTATACGCATCGGTAATGCCGTAAGAAAACAACGTAGTACCGACGTTCGCCTTTTTGGTCGGGTCGAAGTTTCCCGAATACCAGAGCGTGCCCAAATCGGTGTTATCGACAGCAGCCTTTAGCCCGCCCGACGACCACCCTATTTTGACAAGGTTGCTCGTCTGTCCTGCGCCGGTCCCCTGCTGCACAGGCGTGTACGGAAGTCTCGACTGCAGAAAGTACACGGTTGCGTCATTGGCGCGCCGCATGTAAGGCTGGGTAGGATCGTTAGCTGCAAACCCGACATGCGTGATGCTGTCTGCAAGCGGGCGAGCCGCGTCTCGCGCATCGGTTTCTGCCTTGGTATAAACATCACCTTTCGTGTAAGCATCAACAATGCCATAAGAGAATAGCGTGGTGCCGACGTTCGCCTTTGACTCAGGGTCAAAGTTCCCGGACGTCCAGATTGTTCCGAAGTCGGAATTATCGACCGTTAACTTGACCTTACCCGGCTGCGAATATCCGATCTTAATAACGTTCGAAAGTTGACCTATTCCAGTTCCTTGCTGAACAGGCGTGTATTGCAGTTTTGACTGTAGCAGGTACACAGCGTTATCAGCGGTGCGTCGCATATAAGGCGAAGCCGGGTCATTACCCGCAAACCCTATATTCGTAATGCTGTCCGCAAGTGGGCGAGCCGCATCTCGTGCATCGGTTTCTGCCTTGGTATAGGCATCGGTGATTCCGTAGGCAAACAACGTGCTACCAACGTTCGCCTTTGTGGCCGGGTCAAAGTTACCCGAGTACCAAAGATTCCCCATGTCGGAGTTATCTACGGTCGCCTTGATCGCACCCCCTGACCAGCCGATCTTAATCAGGTTGTTCAACTGGCCCGTGCCGGTGCCCTGCTGCACGGGAGTAAAGCCAAGCTTGGCCTGCAGCGTCCCGACCCGCGCATCGATCTCGCTCTTGCTGTAAGCATCGGCGATGCCGTACCCGCCCAGCGTGGTCGGGTTGAAACCCGCAACCACCAGGCCTCGACGATCCACCGTAACTTGACGATACGAGCCAGGCAGAACACCGTTCGGCCCGGCGATCTGCTCGAAGGCGAGCGCTGTAGTGTCCAAGACAATCGGCGCATTCGTCGTCAACTGCCAGAGCGTATCGGCGTACTTGGCACCTTCCTCGACACTGACCAGCAGGTTAGGCGTTACCTCGACGCTCAGATCCGCGTCAGAGCGGCGCGACCAGGCACCGTTCGCCACGACATAAATACCATTGGCGGCTGCGTTTGCCTGGAAGAAAACACCGACGCTGTCACCGGCAACAACCGGAACGCCGTCGACCGTCTGCGCACCGCTCAGAACAATAGGGCCGGTAGTAGCCGCCCGAACTGACTTCTTTGCATCCAGCCTGGCCAGCTCGTTGGCCACGTAGTCGACAACCCATGCTCGCGTCGCCTTAACGATCGTGTCATCGATCGCCAGCACGACGTTGGCGGCGTTGCTGGTTTCAAAAATGGCCCGCAGGTAAAACTCTTTTCCAGACCCCGAGCTGATAACCGGCTTGAAGGACTCCGGGTACTTGATCACCGCATAGAGAATGCCCGTATCAGTCCAGATACCGGCCTCGCGCACGTACCAGCCACCGACGTCGTCCGGCAGCGTCTGCTCAGCCACCAGCCAGCTCGGGTTTTTGGCATCCTGCATCAGGGCATTGATCGGGCCACGCCATACCTCGCGGCGCAATGCCTTGGCCGTGGCATCCGGGTTGTACACCGAACCGCCGCCGTCGCCGACGGATAGATGCGTCAGCTTGATAGGCGTTCCGTTGGCCTTGCACAGCGTCTCGTATGCGAGGCCGCCATTGGTTAACAGCGTGTAAAATTCAGACATGTTCACTCCAGCGGACGAAGGGTTGTCTTTTCAACCGAATACAGGCCAGCAGCCATGTACAGAGGCGACGACACATCGAGCCCTTCAAGCTCAAACGGATAGATTGTGGTTAGCTCGCCGCCTACCGTCGCGGCGCCTACGTAATGAGTCCCGGAGACGCTTAAACCGATTGAAACCGCAAGCACGTCCCTTTCGCTTTTCGCCTCACCAATCCGCCGATCAAGCCGCGCGTTGATCTCTTCGCTGTACGGCTTATCGGCGAACGCACGAACGGTAAATGTGTACGGCTGACCGAGGGGCGTCTGCTCATACCAGGCGGTTACATCGGGCGTCAGTTGCAACCCAAGAATCGCGTTCTCGAGCGCCCTGCGCGTGCCGGCCAGGCGCTTGGTCGGCCAGGCCAGCGCGACCGTGAGCCGCTTCTCAGCCTCGGGCGCCGCGCTATTCCATTCCGTTACGCCGCGATCAGCAGCCAGGTAGGGCAGAAAATCAACCGGGGTTTTAAGTGGGTCCATCAGATCGGGGAACGGCGGCTCTATCCGGTCGAGCAGCCTGCCAAACGCCAGATCGAGGCCGCGCTCCACGACAGAAGCATTTGGCGGCAGCACCGTGTAATCAGTCATAAGACCCTAACCTCGACCTCGACAGACTCACAGTACGGCGCCTGATGCGCTGCACACTCAATCGGCGCCAAAGGCTCGATCCGGGTAAGGCGCTCGGCCCCGGCAGAGATCAGTCCTGCGTCAATCCATGCCGGATCGACGTAGCCCTCAAGTCGGTGTCGTGACGTCGCGTAGGCGCGCATGGCGGCCTCTGCAGCCGTCTTTGTCAGGCCTGAGTCAGGCCCGGCATTGATGTAGGCAATAGCCCGGATCTTGTAGCGCACGATCTGCGCGCCCTGCACCGTAACGAGATCCGTCTCAGGCCTTACGTCGTCGCGGGCAAAGTGCGCGCGGGTTGCATTGAGCAGATCCTCGCTCGGCGTGCCGTCCCCTTCGCGGCCGAGGACCGTTACGGCCACCTGCCCCGGTCCAGTTCGACGACCGTTTGCGTCCTTGACCTTGGCCGCGAACGCATCAGATCCGAACGTGTACGTCACCACGACTTTTCCGGGCTCTGGCGCCTCAACGGACACCGTAGCGCGCTCACCGAGCGTCAGCGCCTCGCGCCGGTACTGCAGGCGAGAACCTGCTGCCGGCGCATGGGGCGCAATGTAGTAACGCAACCGTAACTCTTCGTCGCTTTCCTCGACGGGCGGAACAACCGGGAACGCGCTCGGGTCGCCTTCTGATATGACCCTGCGCTCGAGGCCCATGTCTGCAGCTCGCGCGCCGAGGTTCGAGCCGGTTGCCCACCATGCAAGCATTTGCTTTATGCGGGTGTTGTATTTACGTTCGTGCGTCTGCAGGCGAACGGTGAACACTTCCATCATCAACGTAGCGAGCTCGCTACTGTTTTCGATGGCAACAGCGACACGGGCCGCCATTTCTGGATCACGGGGCTGAACATACGAAACGAGCTCAGCCTTGAATTCAGCGAGCAGCGCCTCGTAATCCTCAACCTTAACGATTTCAGGCTCGGCCAATTGATTGAGGCCAGGTATGAGCATGGTTGTCACAACTGCACCTCAAAGGTCATTTTGCGGTTATTCCAAACACCGGCCAGGCGAACGACGACGCCCTGTTCGCCTCGCTGGGCGAGCACGGTTCCAGGCACAAAGTCGTCAATACCATTGGCAGCGTTGTAAAACGCCTCGGCGCAGTCCGATTGAATAAGGATCAGCAGCGAGTCGTTCATATTGGCCGAGAGCCGTGTCGTGGCCTTGCAGCCATACAGCGGCCGTTTCTGACGGGTGCCGATCGGGGTTGTCAGCGCCCGTGCGGCGCGCTGCACGAACTGGCCCCAATCGTCCACCGTCTCAAAAGTGCTTCCATTGATGCCGATCACGGCGTCACCAACCCTGACTTGGCGCCCGCCAGCGGAGCCGTGTCGTCATGCGTGTGATCAAGGCCGATGCTGACATCGTTGTGCCTGACTTTCAGGCCGATCAGTTGAACGCCTGCAGCGTCGATCTTGATGCCAGACGCACCGCACATCAGCTCGATGCTCGACTGATCCGCCTTCACGGTCGTCGGGCCGTTTTTCCAGTCCAGGGCGTGGCTTGCGTGGTCATAACTCTGCTCGGTCCCGTCCGGGTAAACCCGTCGATGCAGCTCGGCACGATCAGACACCGGGGGGAACGTATTTGAGGCGAGGCCGCAAAGCGCGATCGAGTGCGCGCTGCCATCCCCGCCGCCGTAGTTCACCAGAAGCGATTGCTCGCCAACCGTAGGCACGCGCGTTTCGCGAATGTCGCCCGACGCTGGCTGCATGACCTTGATCCACGGCGTCACATTGTCGCCGTGCTTGATCTTGACCAGGCCACCAGGTGCGTCGACCTCATGAACCACCCCCATGCGACCCTGATTTTCGGCGCGGCGCCGCAGATCATCGACGGCCGTTTCAAGCGCCGCGAGCTGCTCACGATACGGCTCGAGCATGTTGCGAACGAATGCGAGAAACATGGGCGCTCCTACGGGTTAACCTGCCAGATCATAGGCTCGTCATCGCCCACAGGCGGACGACGGCCGGTGCCAGGGTCAGGCATAGGGCGTTCAGGACCGATAGCCAGGCTTTGCACGAAAGTGCAGCCCCAAGCGTCGTACCCCTTTGCGCCTCTCTGAAAAATCGAAGGCCCCGAGCGCATGTTTTGCGGGATATCCGCATGCCGACCGAAACCCCAGCGGTTATCGGTGGCCAGGCGCTCGAGGACAGTGGTCAAGTTGGCAGCCTCGATAGAGGAAAACTTGCGCGCCCGCGACACCACTGCATGCAGCGTCACGGTAACGGTGTGTACAAGCTTGCCGTCGTTGTTGCGCGAACCCGGCGAGGTGCGTTCAAACTCGATCAGCACCTGCGCATCACCGATCAAGCCCTCGAAGTCGTCGTAGTTGCCCACTGAAACACCAAGGCGCGCAGCCTGTATCGCATCACCGATCGCAAAAAACAGGTCTGAAACCTTATCAAGCGGACGCAAAGACATTCGAAGCCTCACTTTCAAAAATTTCGACGAAACGCTGCATCGCACGCTTTTCCCAGCGCTCAAGCGCGCCGATACCCTCGTCGGCCCAGTCCTCACGAACCAGCTCGACAGGAAGTCGCTCGCGCCCTTTGCGCCGAAAAACGAGCTGATGCTTGGTCTTCATTGGCGAGATAAACGCGTCGGCGTATTCGCGATGGCCAACCGAGACGCCGGTCGAGGTTGCTTTAGGCTTGCCGAGCCAGTGAACACTAAGCGGCTGCAAACCTACCCAGAGCTTTACCTCGCCGGCCGTGGATTGGCTGTAAACGTTGTAGCGATGGCGCAGCGGGCTTTGCGTGATCTTCAACTCTTTCGCGATCTCGCGCGAGCTGTGAGTCCGCAACCATTGCGCTGTTTTGCGTAGCGCCCTGGCTGCCGCCAGATCCAGCAGCTTTGGGGCCTTGGCAACCATTGCCTCAACTTCTGCCCAGCCACTGGTTGGAAACCTCAGCTCAAAACCGCCCATTTCCCGAGCTCCCCACTATCGGAGCCGGCCCGACCGCCGTCCGGCGTCATCGTGACCAACGACCGAAACCGGCCGAGAGGCTCAACGTCTGCTATCAGATAGGCCTTTCCGTTGGCCACCACCTTGACCGACAGGAACGGCTTAGGCACGGAACTGTTCGCCATTTGAAACTGCAACTGATCCGGCGCAGCACGCACCTGAGCAGCGCCAGGGTCGATACCTGCCCGGAACACACCACCACGGGCCACAGGCTTGCCGAAGATGCCAGGCACGTCGCGCGGCGCCTTCCCCTGCTCATGAACGGTCACAACCCCGCCGAATTCGTCAGGGTCATAGAACGACTCGAAGTCGTCGTCACCGATCATTTCGCGGCTGCTTTCTTGGCCTCGAGCGCTTTCGCCTGGACGGCGTTTGCAGCCTTGAGATTGTCGATTTCATCGCTGAATTCGCTGACCGCCTTGCTCAAGTCGTCCTTTTCGGCAGTGAGCGACTGAACCTGACCCTGCAGCGTATCGCGCTCAGTTTCCACCGCCTTGAGTTCGGCTTGCGCAGTCTCGAGGGCTGCAATTGCTTCGCCTGCATCGGGCAACACCTCGTCAGGCAATGGAGTACCGCGAAACTCGGCGATCTCAGCGTCGGTCGCGTCACGGGCAACGTGGCTCGAAACAAGACTGTTACGCTCGGCGCGAGTGACCTCGATAATCTCACCGACCGACACAGCATCGGCCTCACCCTTGCGCCAGAATTCATGCAGGGCTACGACTAAAAACCCCACTGCCAAAACCAAATCGCTCATCTGATCACCTCAGAATTTAGTGAATAAAAAAGGGGGCCTAAGCCCCCAGCACCTGCCCGCTAAGGTTCGCTTTAACCGGTTTTACGGGCGATGCAGAAGCTGCTCAGGTTACGGAAACCGAAGTCAGCGTCCTGGAACACACGAACGACCAGGCCGTCGCTATCAGCCATCGCGTAAGGGTCGGGCTTGAGATCCAGCGCACCCCACATGCCGATCATGGCTTGCGACCAGTCGCCGAAAGCCCACTGACCATCCTTGACCTGATTGGATGCCAGAGCCGGTGCGCCGTTGACCTCGTTGCGCAGCCAGATTTTCGTGGAGTCCGCGCCGTCCGGGTCTTCCTTGGTCTTTTTCGCATAGCCGCGCTGGGTAACGCTGGTCAGGTACTTGAGCGCACCGACGTCGGCATTGAAGGTCGCAACCTTCGTTTCCATGTCGACCAGTTCGCCGAAGGTGATACCCGATGCGCCGTATGGAATCGCAGGCACGCCTGTCTGATTGAACAGACCCAGCGGCTGGTTATCCTCACCAGTGCCGTACAGGCCGGCGTAGTCGAGCGCAACCGCGATACCGTTGACCAGGTCAGAAACGATCAACTGCTCGATGCTCATCGAACTTTGCTTGCGCAGCTTGCGAGACACCGGAATCGCGCCGGCAATGGTGCGGTTTTTCAGGTTCAGCGTGGTCAGGTCCATTTTCGAGAGCTGGACCGTACCGTTTTCAGCGATCCAGTAGAAATTGGCGCCAGCCACTTTCTTCGGGATATCGACGTCGCCCTGCAGGCCGCCCAAGATGCGAGCACCCAATGCGCCGAACACCGCCTTATTACGAACCATGTCGACGAACTGATCGGTGCGCAGATCGGTAGAAACCAGCTCTGCACCTGCACCAGGCGTGTTTGTCATGCCTGCGCGCTGGGCGAGCAAGTCATGAGGCACATAGATGCCGCGCGCTTCCTTGCCCAGGCTAGTGGCGATGGCGATCGACACCTCGCGCTCGAGGCCCGCGTCTTTCCAGTCACCATTGGCGGACGCATTGAGCGCTCGCATCAACGAATAACTGCCTTGTTCTTTCGCGTTCAAGCCCAGGCCACGCGCAGACACGTCAATGGTGAATTTTGGCAGGTCGCCGCTACGCTGCTCGTTTTCAGGGCCGCGCGGGGTCGCGCTCGGGTTGATACCGTCGAGGATCTTGGCGCGCACCTGATCAACAGTCAGACCCTCATTGATCGAGGACTGAGCCAGCGGTGCAACGCCGTGACGCTCGCAAAGCGACATGATGTCCGCCGAGCGCTGACGTTCGGCGGCGATGATTACTGCAGCATCAGGTACAACAGTGGTGTTTTCTTTCGACATTACAGGTCCTTGAAGAGCGGGCTCGCTCACAATGTTTTCGGGTAAAGAGCGGCCCACCCCGACAGTCGGGTCAGCCGGGATTGAAACGATGGAAACCTCGCAGGGCTCCCACCGGGTGATGCGGTAGTACTTGAGATCACCCTCGGTGCGCTCGAGCTGGGCGTCCTGAGGGTCATAGCCGACTGAGATATTCCTGCGAATACCGTCGACAACGTCCTCCCAAACCTCACTGGCGCCTTGACCCTTGGAGAAGCGCACAAGGGCACGCAACTTTCGGTCATCGTCGAGCCAGGCCCTTTCTACAACGCCGATCTGACCCCAACGGTCGTGCATGTCGAGCAGCGGTGCGCCAGAGTTGAGGCGATCCAGCATTACCGACTCTGTCGAGTGGTCGAGGATCTCCATACCGAACCAGCGCCTGACCGGGTATTCGCTGGAAACCGCAACCTCAACAGTCCGGGCCTCGACATTGAGTGTCGAGAGGTCCACGGCCATTGCACGCTGCAGGGTTTTTCCTCCGATCTCGCGCAGGAAGTCAGGCGCCGGGTCAGTCGGCGTCTTCGTCTTTATCGTCATCTTTTTCGTCCGTTTGGGGCTGGGCTTGCGCGACCGTCGGAGGTGCGTTGAACGACAGGCCGAGTTCGCGCAAGCGCGCCTCTTCCTCTGCCATTTCGGCAAATACCTCGTCGGGATCTCGGCCGGTCTGCCGGATGTAGTCGCCGCGCGTTTTGGTGCGGTTGGCAATCGACTCTGTTGCCGCTTTGGAGTCCTTTGTCGGGTCCACCCAGTCCCAACCGCGGGGCGCCCATTCAAGGTCGCCGTACAGATGGAAGTTGCGCGGCGGAAGCTTGATCACTCCCTTGAGCAGCGCCATATCGAGCCAGGTTTCCCCGACGAGCTCGAGCAGCTCATCGATCAGAAGTTGCTGACCGTCCTTGTAGAAGTCGCGATCGTCGAGCTCGCCTGAACGCATCGACGAGAAGCTGACGCCCTCAAGATCGTGCGCAAGCTTGTTGTAACTAGGCCCGAAACCGGCAGCTACGCCGCGCAGACCAGCCTTCGTAAACGGCGCAAAGTTCGATGATGGGTGCGTGTTGGTGTAAGGCTTCCACTTGACGCCGTAGGGCAACAGCTTGTTGCTACCAGCCTCGACGACTTCGTCGAGCTCGCCGTCATCCCCGTCAGCGCCGGGGTCTTCGACGAACTCTGCATCCTGCTCGTAAACGCCGGTAATCTTCGCGCCCTGCTCGGCCGCAACCATTTCAGAATTGCGGTATTCGCCCAGGTGATGCAGCTCCAGCGCCGAGGCGTGCGTCCAAGTGAACCCCCGAGCCTGATGCGGGCGCCAAGGGTCGAAACTATGGCGCAATTCCCCGACCGGAATGCGGTCGTATTTTTCTTCCGCGCGGCTCTGCCAGACGTCGCCCGGATGGGCCTTGAGCAGCCAGTAAGCGACAGGCGCCTCCCAGGCATCGAACTCGACACCCATCCGCACCCGATTGCCATTGCTCAGCTCTTGATTGAGCGTAATGTCGAGCCGATCAACCTCAAGGATCTGCAGCGCAAACCCCCAGCGGTTCGGAAAGTTGCGAACGATCCTGACCATGACCTCACCGTCACGGGCCAAAGTCTCGACCCATAACCGCTGGAACATCCAGAACGACAGCTTTCTCGTCACGTCGCAATTGCCGCGCTTGCACCACTTCCAGAACTCGAGCTCGATCAGGCGACGGGTCGCCCTGTCAGGCTTGCCGTCAGGCAATACGGCTTTCGACATGAGCTGAACGCCCTTCGAACCGACGATGTTCTGCTTTAGCAGGCGGTAAAAACGCTTGGCGTAGCCGTTGTTAATCGACTGCTCGCGAGCTCTGGCCGTCAATGCAACGTGGTCAGCGTAAATCTGTTGGTTTGCATCACCGTAAGCGGTGCGGCCCGTCCAGCTCGACGTTAACCGCCCGTGGCGTGCCATCTGAAACGATCGTTGCCGACCAGGTGAAGCCGCGACGTCAAGGCCAAGGGCTGGCTCTGCGCGCGGCGCTGCAGCCGCAGGCCGCACGCGCAGGCCCAGCAAAGCACTGAAAAACCCCATTACCGTAACCTCACGCGAATATAGCGACCGAACGGCGAGCCCTTACGTCTGGCGCTGGCCACCTCTCGGCGGTAACGCGTGCGCAGGGCCTCGAGACGCTCGATCGGAATACGGTCGAGGCGCATGCCGTCAATTTCGTAACTCTGCTGATCCTTGGGAATACGCTTTTCGAGCGCAGCCTCGATCAGATCGAGCATTCGCTCGGCATGACTGCGACCGTCCACAAATCCAGCGCTCTGCAGATCCGCAAGGACCTTTACAAAGCCCTTGGCCAC